AAAAAGTTGCTGAAGATATGAAAGTTGGTGATAGTAAGAAAACTGCTAAAGGCGGTACTGTTACTAAAACTAAAACAGGTATCGTTCACAAAGCTGCTCCGGGTGTATACGGCGGATCCGACGATAAAGATACAGATCCTGATGCTGACGATCATCCAGCAGATAAGAAAGCTAAAAAAGCTAAAAAAGAATCTATTGATGCAGAAGCGTTCAAAGGCAAGTTTGCCAAGATGGTAGAAGCAAAGAAAGACGAAAAGAAAGACGCTAAAAAGAAACCAATGAAAGAAGCTGCTAAGCCAGACTTTTTAGACATTGACAAAGACGGCGATAAGAAAGAGCCAATGAAAAAAGCTGCTAAAGAAAAAAGCGGCGACAAGCCAGCTGGTAAGAAAGGCATGAGTGCTAAACAAGAAAAATTCTTTGGTAAAAAGAAAACAGTTAAAGAATCAGTAGAACAAAAATTAACTTTCAAAGATATGGTTCAACTAGTTCAAGAAAGTGGTGGTCAACAACAAATTGATGCAGTGGATCAGGAATTGTTTGCTTGGGCACAGCGTGTTGCTAAATCTAAATTCCAAGAAAGCACCAAAGCTGATTTGTATGCTGGTCTAGTATACGAGCGTATGGGTGGTGTATTTGAAATGTACGACGTGCTAGCAGAACAAAAATAATTTAACCAAATTAACTCAAAAGCCAGCAACTTAGGTTGACTGGCTTTTTTGTTGGCTATATAATAGTCATATAAGGAGATTTATCATATGACTAAAATGTACGGTCCGGAAGAAAAAGCCAAGCTCGAAAGATTAATCAACGAAGGATCAAATGTACTTCGTGAAGTAGAGGACCTCAACGAAGGTCTTAAAGAAACCGTAAAAGCAGTTGCAGAAGAACTCCAAATTAAACCAAGCATTATCACCCGTGCAATTAAAATTGCTCACAAAGGTGATTTCAAAGCACATGATGAAGATTGGCAAGAGATTGAAGCCATCCTTGATATTACCAAACGACTTGATTAATGTTTAATTCAACTGTTGATTGGATTAAAGAAGACTACGCTACACATCCTGTACGTTTTGTATTAGAACTGTTAGCGTGGTTTATGAGCATTGGCTGTACAATTTGGATGGGATATACTCTGCCCAATCCGCCTTTTATATTCTTATATCCGTTGTTTGTTGTGCAATGTATAATTTTTGCATGGGCTGCATGGACTCGTGGATCAACCGGTATGATTGCTAACTATCTGTTGATCTCCACTATTGATGTCATTGCCTACATAAGGATGATAAGTAATCTATAAGCAAGGTCGGCGGGCCATAAACCGCACATTGGTATTTGCAAGCCGTAAGTTGCATAAGGAGAATAAATGAGTTACGTAGACGCTTTCTATGATAGAGAGCAGGACGTTATCAATGTTGTTGAACGTGACGACAAAGGTAACAGACATTTTAAAGAATATCCCGCACGGCATATTTTCTATTACCCTGATCCAAAGGGCAAATATCTTTCAATTAAAGGTGAATCGTTAAGTCGTGTTACCAGCAAGAATGTTAAAGAACATCGTAAAGAACTTGCGATTCACAGCAACAAACGACTATTTGAAAGTGATATCAATCCAATTTATCGTTGTCTAGAAGACAACTATCTGAATGCTGATGCTCCAAAGCTAAATGTAGCTTGGTTCGACATTGAGGTTGACTTTGATCCAGAACGTGGCTACGCATCGCCAGAAGATGCATTTATGCCAATCACTGCGATTGCCGTTCAATTACAGTGGATGGACACTATGGTGTGTTTGGCGTTGCCTCCTAAAACATTATCAATGGAAGAAGCAACTAAGCAGGTTGCAGAATTTCCTAACACTATGTTGTTTGAAACAGAAGGCGAGATGCTAGACACGTTTCTCAACTTAATTGAAGATGCAGATGTGTTAAGCGGATGGAACAGCGAGGGCTTTGATATTCCCTACACCGTTAATCGTGTTACCAAAGTATTATCAAAAGAAGATACAAGACGTTTTTGTTTATGGAATCAATATCCTAAGAAACGTGAATACGAAAAATATGGCAAGAGCGCAGTTACATACGACTTAATTGGTCGTGTACACTTAGACTCGTTGGAACTATATAGAAAATACACCTATGAAGAACGCCATACCTATCGATTAGACGCTATTGGTGAAATGGAAATCGGTGAAAACAAAACAGTCTACGAAGGCACACTTGATCAATTATACAACAATGATTTCCGTAAGTTTATTGAGTACAACAGACAAGACTGTGCGTTGCTTGATAAGCTAGATAAGAAACTTAAATTCTTAGCTCTTGCTAACACACTGGCGCATGAATGTACTGTGTTGTTGCAGACAACCATGGGAGCTGTGGCAGTTACTGAACAGGCAATTATTAATGAATCACACCGCCGCGGACTTATTGTTCCTAATCGTGTACAACGTGATCCTAATGAAAGTAACCAAGCAGCAGGTGCGTATGTTGCTTATCCAAAGAAAGGTATCCACGAATGGATTGGTTCACTAGATATTAACTCACTGTATCCATCTGCGATTCGTGCATTAAACATGGGTCCAGAAACTATTGTTGGACAGTTACGTCAAGACGGTACCAAAGACTTTATTGCGGGTGAGATAGGCAAAGGAAAATCTTTTGCCAGTGCATGGGAAGGTGTGTTCGGTAGTTTGGAATATACTGCTGTAATGAATCGCGAAGTGAGCCGAGAAATTACCATTGATTGGGAAGACGGTGGCAATGATACTCTAAGTGCTGCTCAAGCCTACGACTTAATTTTTGAAAGTAATCAACCTTGGATGCTTTCAGCTAACGGCACGATCTTTACTTACGAAAAAGAAGGTATCATTCCTGGACTGTTAAAACGTTGGTATGCAGAGCGTAAAGACATGCAGGCTAAATTAAAAGAATGTATTCAGGCAGGAAATAAAATTGAAGAAGAATATTGGGACAAACGTCAACTGGTTAAAAAGATTAACCTTAATAGCTTATACGGTGCTATTCTTAACCCTGGTTGCAGGTTCTTTGATAATCGTATTGGCCAATCCACCACTCTTACCGGCAGAGCCGTTGCTCGTCATATGGCTGGGAAAGTAAATGAAATTATCACCGGAGAGAACGATCACATTGGTAAAGCAATTATCTATGGTGATACAGACTCTTGTTATTTTTCTGCGTATAGTACGCTGAAGAAAGACATTGAAAAAGGATTAATTCCTTGGAGCCGTGAAAATATTATTGATCTTTATGATAGCATAGGAGAAGAAGTAAATGGCACATTCCCAAAGTTTATGCAAGACGCATTCCACTGTCCGAAAGTCAGAGGTGAAGTCATCAAGGCAGGTCGCGAGATTGTTGCTTCCAAAGGACTATTCATTACCAAAAAACGATACGCAGTCCTCTACTACGACAAAGAAGGTAAACGAACAGACACAGACGGCAGCCCTGGTAAGATTAAAGCCATGGGGCTTGACCTAAAGCGATCAGATACTCCTGTGGTCATCCAAGACTTCTTAAGTGCAGTGCTTACCAAGGTACTCAACGGTGCTGCCAAAGAAGAAGTTCTCGAATACATCACTGATTTCCGTACTGAATTTAAAACTAGGCCAGGTTGGGAGAAAGGTTCTCCGAAACGTGCCAATAATATTTCTGAATACGCTAGTAAAGAAAAGAAAGCAGGTAAGACTAACATGCCCGGACATGTTCGAGCTAGTCTTAACTGGAACACGTTAAAGCGTATGATGGATGACAAGTATTCTGTGACTATTACTGACGGTGCCAAAGTCATTGTATGTCGCCTCAAAAACAATCCTATGGGGCATACTTCAGTAGCGTATCCTGTGGATGAATTGCGTTTACCACAATGGTTTAAAGATCTGCCGTTCGACGATGCAGAAATGGAAACCACTGTCATCGATGAAAAATTAGAAAACCTAATTGGTGTTTTGGAATGGGACATCAGTTCAACTCGCAGTGATAACACATTCAGCAAATTGTTTGATTTTGAGTAAAATATTATTGACTTTTACTCACGATCTAAATATAATATTAATATAACCGGAGAAACCCAAATGAAAGACATTTTACAAGACATCGTAAGTCATACACAAAACCTTGGATTCCTAACAACTGTCAAAGTTTCAGGAACTGAACAAGGTACAACTATTAACTCGATGGCTGATGACCGTTCAGTTATCATGGAGGCAGAAACTGCTAATCCATATCCAGACATGTTAGGTGTGTTTGGCATGCCACAATTACAAAAACTCAAATATCTATTAGATGGTGCTGAGTACAAAGACGATGCTAAAATTAGTATCACAACAGCAGAACGCAACGGAGAAACTATTCCAGTCGGCATTCACTTTGAAAACAAAGACAGTGACTTTAAAAACGATTATCGCTTTATGTCTACTGAAGTTATCAACGAAAAGATGAAAACTGTTAAATTTCGCGGAGTTAAATGGGATGTTGAAGTTGATCCTAGTGTTAGTGCTGTGCAACGTTTCAATTTCCAAGCAGGCGCAAATTCAGAGCATCCAACATTCCTTGCTAAAACAGATGGTGGTAATTTGAAATTTATCTTTGGTGATGCATCAACACACGGTGGTGAGTTTATTTTTGCACAAAATGTTGAAGGTAAATTAGATCGTGGCTGGACGTGGCCAGTATTACCAATCTTAAGCATTCTTAAGATTGCAGATGTCAACAACACTAAGATGTCACTATCAAATGAAGGTGCTATTCAAATCACTTTAGATAGCGGACTTGCTACTTACAAATATATTATTCCAGCTCAGGCAGCCTAAATATGAAACAACCAGTTGATCTAACACCGTTGCAGAAAGATTATGCAGTATACTTACCAGCTATCAGTGCTTTTTATAGCACGTATGTTGCCAAGCAACGTTTAGAAAAGTTTATTTCTGACGATCGTATTCCTGCAGGATTTGATCGTGGCGTTGAAGGTATGAACTTTTTAAATCCCGAACAAGGCTATTTCTTTTACAAATACGGTTTGTATTCGGCAGGTCATGCACAACTTGATTTGCAAAAGAGTCTTGTACAAGAATCAATGATTCAAGATCGAGATCGTTCAAAGACAATGATCTTAGGTGACTCTGGTGGGTATCAGATCGGTAAAGGTGTTCTTAAGTTTGACTGGTTAAACTTTGAAGGTGCAGAAGCTACTAAGACTCGTCAGAAAATTCTTGAATGGTTAGAACTTACTGCTGATTGGTCAATGATGCTGGACGTTCCAACGTGGGCCTGCGATCATATTCACAGTCCAAAAACTGGATTAAAGACATTTGAAGATTGTTTAGAAAAAACTCGTTATAATAACGATTATTTCTTAATGAATCGGTTAGGAGCCACTAAATGGCTTAATGTACTACAAGGTTCAGATTGGGATACTGCTGAGAAATGGTATAACGGTGTTAAAGAGTTTAGCGATCCAAATGGCAAGTATGCTGGACGTGAAGCAGAAGGGTGGGCCATGGGTGGTGCTAATATGTGTAAAATGGACATTACTCTTAAACGTCTAATGACCATGCGTGAAGATGGCCTGTTAAAAGGTAAGAACTGGATGCACTTCTTGGGTACAGCTCAGTTAGATTGGTCATGTTACTTGACTTTAATTCAACGTGAGATTAGAAAGCATATCAATCCAGAGATTACAATCAGCTTTGACTGTGCAAGCCCGTTCATTGCTACTGCACACGGACTTGTTTATACCAATGCTGTTCACACTAACAAGCGTTGGTCAGTGATCATGGACAAGGCTCCGGATAATAAAGCACTTGCTAATTCAGATATTCCGTTTCCGTTCGAAAGTGAGTTTGCTTCTAGACTTGTTATGGGCGACATTGCATATTACGACTACGGTGTTCGTAAAACCGACGAAGAACTAGGTGGCGTTAAATTTAATCATTTAGATCCAACACATTATAATGTTGTGCCTAAACTTAATAAACTAGGCAAGATTCCAAACAAGACATCGTGGGATAGTTTTGCATACGCATTAATGATGGGGCATAATGTCGAATGTCATATTGTTGCGGTACAACGTGCTCAACAGTTAATGGACATCGAATGTGCAAGATTTAAACCAGATTGGCGTATGAAAAGTATCGAAGGCAAGAAAGAAATTGAATTCAGCGATTGGGTTCCTAATAGAATTCTATATTTTGCGGCGTTTGTTGAAGAATTATTCAATACTAAAACTAAAGCAGAAGCATTCCAATTAATTTCAGATGCTGCTGGATTCTTAAAGAGCTTAGAAGGTTCACGCTTACAGGGTGGTCCTGCTGCAAATACTTTTGGTAGTTTATTTGATTTTGACGATGGCAAAAAGTCTGCGGAAATTGATTTTTCAAATCCCGATGATGATGATCTAAATAGCTTAGTCGTTGAATAAACATATTGACATTCTACATAAAAGATAGTATAATTAACTATGAAACAAAAATGTTCTATCTGCTACGAAACGATTAGACCTGATTGCGATTGGAGACAAGGTAGATGTCCACATCGTCCTGCTATGATTATTATTAACAATTCCTATAAAGCAAGATTTCTTAACCTACTTATC